CAGCAGCAATTTGATATTCGTAATCAACTGTTTTTGTTATAATAGTATCTTTGCTATATCCAGTTGCATACCAATCTGTATATGACCAATAATTTCTAACATCATATGATTGAGCAACAATAATTTGCCATGAAATTTTAGTAGCATCTGCAGGATCTACCATCAATTCTCTGATGGTCCAGCCGCCAGTAACACTGTCACTTTCAACAATTGCCTTCTGTCCGTTCTTATATAATACACTGTTATAGTAAGAAAGTTCGGTGTCATTTGCAACCATAAGATTTAATGTAATGCCATCAATTACAGGAATAGGATCATGTGATTGAAATGGAGTTACATCACGTAGTAGTGCCATAGGATATTTTGCAAGTATTGCATTTACATTTTCAACCCAAATTTGTCTTCCTGCAAACTTATCAACAAAAGTTGATTGTCTTGGTATAGTAGACAATCCATACTTTTCCTTAGTAGTTAATGCAGGATCGGGTACTAATCTACCTTGACTATCTTCACCTGACAGGCTGTCATTTAGTCTATCTAGGAATTCTGTTGCAACCCCAAAATCTGTGCCATCATCAAACATACTCCATTCTTGATGTACAGGATTGACATCACGACTATCAGTTAATGAAATATGCAAGCATGTGTCATTGTTAATAATATCCTGGCAGTTAAACAGTGCCATGGCATTTGTTCCAATTACAGCAGCAAATGGCTCATTGGAATTTCTTGGATTTGCAATTAGATTTTGAATCTGTAGTGCAGTCATTCCACGACGTGGACTATTGCCATTACTGTTTCGAATCCAAAAATAGTATTTGGTTGAACTAGTAAGAGTTGACGAATCAATAACAACCTTAGATGTATAAACATCACTGACAGTGTAAGTAGGACCTGCATTTGGATTAGCTTTTGCATACTGACTAGGAGTCAAATCGCTTTCAATCCATTCGTAAACACTAACAAAACTGCTAGGGAATGAAAGACCCCAGTTGTTCAATCTATCAAGTACAGTACCTTGATTCCAATCAACATATCTAATACCACTGGTATCCCACCATAGTTCGCCTACGTGTTCAGCGCCCCATGATTTAGTCTGACTGACTGAGAAGCTATAGGTATTTGGAACATTAGTATAAGTTGCAGGATCATAGTTTACAATATATCTAATCTGCTCAGGTGTTGTTTCAGTTGGTAATCCATGTTCTGGATCTATTACTGGTAATTCTGACATCAATATTTTAGTATTATTATTGTAGAGATATACTCTTTCAATTTTTCTAGTATCAACTGCATTTGAGCTGCTACGAGTTAATGTCCAATTTGGATTACCAGTGGAGTTTTGATAACTGTAAACAGTTCCTGCATTGACATTACTATTCAATGCTGTTATCATTAACCAATTTTCACTCATTGCAACACCTGTGCTAAAGAGATCATTTGTCTCTAATGCATCAACTGTTAGTGTTTGTGTGAAAGCAAAGTTACCATGTGACAACATAGTTTCGTTTGTGTCGCTTTGGTATTCATATAGATACGCAGCACCTGAACGGTATTTTGCATTGAAGAATGTAGTTGACTTACCATCAAATGTTGTGAAACCTAAATCAAAAGTCTTAGTAGTTTGATTTGTGGCAATATTTGATCCAATAATCAACTTATCACCTGTGTTATTAACATATACAGTGCTACCATAATTTGTAGTAGTTTGACTGTTGTTAGTTGATAACAACTGATATTGACTAAACACAGTAAAGCCTAAATCACTTAACTTATAATATGATGTAGTTGAATTGATGTTTAGCTTATTGTAGATAATATTACTATTACTCGAAATTGTAATTGTACTGCCAAATGCTGTTGCAGTTACACCTGGGATATTAGCTTTATTAATATCAAGTGCTGCTTGAGCACTGGTATATCCTGTAAATGTAACCTTAAATCCGTTGATTCTAATACTACTATCAAAATTAAACAGTGGATTTGAGTTATTAGCAACAATTGTTCCATATAGTTTACCGGTGTTAACAAAACGGAATACTGCACCATTGGTAGTTGAATAGTTATTATAGCCAGGAGCACCAACATATAGACTGCAAGTAGTTGGGCATATAACAACACATAATCCAAACTTCAAATTAATTTGTCCGGTAGCATTTGGAATAGCAGGCAATTTCTTTTCTACTAATAGAAAATTATTAGTTTCAACTGTTACTATACTGCCAGTTTCTAATAGATTAGTAAATTTCAAAGTTGTGCTAACAATAGTATAAGCAAAATTCTCTACACCATCTACATATACACGAGGCATTATAGGAGTATTTTCTAATGTAAATGTTTCGCCTGCTGAACCTACAGAGAAGAAGCTTTCAATTGTACGCTCATAAACATATGCTGCACCCATATTTGAATAGCTAATATTATTAATTGTATTAGTTAATGTTGGGGCGCCAATGGCTAACTGACTGCCATCATCAGTGAAATTCATGCTAAAACCAAAGCTTCCAGCAGCATCTGCACTGGTAAAGTCAGTTGCATAACGATACCAACTTTCATAAGTTATTTCAACGGAGTCAGTTGCACTAGGAGTTGTTAATAATGTTACAATGTCATGAGTTAATACTGAAAATATTAAAACATCACCTAATGTATAATCAAGATAAGGAATTAATAGTTTACCGTTAACTCTAACTTTTACATCGTTAGCGGTTAGATTTAACCCTTGAGCTGATAATGGAATTGAAAAATTAACTTGAGACTGAGCAACATATGTAGACACCGATGTTGTAACAGTATTATATTTGTAAACATAAACTCTATTAGTGCCGGGGGCACCAACAGCAAGCCAATTTCCATCTCTACTTAATGCAACTGCTTTACCAAAGTTAGCAGATGAACTTATTCCATTTACACAAATTGCTTGTTTTAAATGTACTGTGCTGCTAGTTGTAGTTCCAATGTAAGCAAGACCAGCATTTGAATTACTGTTAGGAGCACCGATGACCATCAAATCTAGATTATTATATTTTACACAATAACCAAAATTAGCTGCGTGTGAATCTTCAGGAAGAATATTATCTATAACAGCCCATGTTGCATCATCATTTTGTTTGTAAACATAAACAGATCCTGAGTTGCTATAATTAGGAGCACCAACAATCATAATGTCTTGGCTGGCTTTAATATCCACACTCATACCAAAATTGTCAGACGTACTAGAAAAAGCAGGAGTAAGTGATTCAGTGAGTTTCCACTGGTAGCTGTTAGTTAAAACTTCATAGCTGCCATCATCATTATTAATCCAGGCCATATCACCTTCTTGCCAATTTGGGTGACTAGTTAGTTGTCTTGCAAAATTTAATTTGCCTGGATAGTCAAGTGCAAATGATCCTTTTGCTGATAAGTTTGAACTGGCATTTGAAGAATACTTCACTGATTTTAGTTTAAACATTAATCCGCCAGATGGTTGATTAATATTTCCACTTGCAGCAGTCATATTAGTATACATCGGAGTTCTAAATGTGTTATCAGTGCCACTGGTAATTCTATAGAAACCTGCTAGTGTTGTCTTAGTATTATTAACAACACCATTCTTGATCATGATGATATCTTGATTCGATAAGCCATGTGATACATTTGTTGTGAATTCAATTTCTTTATTGATAATAACAGCAGACATAACACGCAATGCATTATTGTCCATTGTTAATCTATAAACATTCCAACTATTTGCTGGATCTGCACCGACCCATATTCTACTGCCTTCACCTAAGATAGTGGCAAATCCACTAATATTAGGAATTTTAACAATATCAAATACTGTAGTATCAACTTCATTAATTAATACTGGACCAGTCATTCCAATCTGTGCAGGATTTTTTTCTGTTGCTTTGAATATTTCAGTATCATAAATGGTTGGTTTGATCAATAAATCTTGAGGTTTATAGCTGTTCCATAAAGTAGATTTCTCATCACTGTTGTTGATCAATTCAATGACATATGCACCGTTCAATGGAGTTGCATTAGCAAGACTTAATTCAACATCACTTTTTTGTTTTGATCCGCCATAATTACCTAATCTAATAGCCCACTGCTCGTCAATAACAACACTGTTGTCAAGATAAGGAAGTTTAACTCGTAGGAAAGCATTTACCGCAGCTTGTGTTCCTTTTTCACGAATCATTCCAAGATAGAACTTATGTTGACTGATGTCATCAAGACCAATGTCAGTCATATATTGTCTTGGCACAAATCCTGTAGAATTTCTTGCACTCATATCAGCACTTGCATTAACATCAAAGTTATCTACATCGTAGAATCCTTCAAATTGCTGTGCATTAAATGCCATATTTGGAATCAATTGCTTGCTCAACAATCTACCGTCAATCTGATACCAATCTTTGTTGTTAAACTTAGTTGCACCAGGGATAAACTGTCTTGCTGTATAGTATTGATTCTTATGTAATACAACCTCGCCTTTTCTATAATCAGTAATAGGTAACCATTGATCAACAGGACGATAGTTTACTAAGAATCCGGGAGCAAATAAACTTCCATCCCACTCGCTAGTTTTAAATCCTCTGATTTTTAATCTATACTGTCTGTTGCCTAAACTTGGCTCATAGATAACATCATTGAACACTGTAGTATTATCAAATATTAATGTGTGCTCATAAAGAACAACAAACATATCTATTAGATGCACACCCTTAGTAGGATCTCTGAACATTAGTTCGAAATTATTACCAGTGCGATATGCGGCATAATCAGTTGCTTGTAAAGTCTTTCCGTCACTGTCAATTATTCTTGCATCTGAGAAACCATTTGTGATATCATCTACAATACCAAATTGGCTGGTAAATTTAACATTTGACCCAGTTGGTGTTAAGCTTAATACTGTTCCATTGTCCCAACCCTGTTCGAGCCAATATAAAAACTCTTTAACAGGCAATACCCAGTCAGTGACTGAATTGCCGTTTTCATCACTGAATTGGAACCCTTGAGCAGTGAGAAACTTGCCGTAACTTATTATAAAATCAACAACTTGTTGCACACTAGTTAATGAAGTTCCATATGGAATAACATTTACTGTACTTTGATTGTCCTGGTATACCAATGCAGAACTGTTGCTTACTTTAATTGTATAGTTGTTATTATTATAATTTCTAGGAATTATAGTAAAGTAAGGACGTTGATTATCAAAACCATAAACCTTAAATCCATAAGATCCCTTTTGAATTATAATTGCACTGTAAGAGGCAATAGCAATTGGTGCACTTTTTGTCAGCACAACATTATAGTTTTCTTGAGGAATCAATATGCCGCTATTTGTACTGTTAGGACTTGATTGAGTAGCAGTTATCTGAAGATATTCTTTATCAGTGAAGCTGCTGGTTTTATACAACAGATTTAATTTATAATTGTTAAAAATTTCAATGAAGTTAACAGTGATGTCTAAACCAATATCAGCTAATCTGTCTCTAATCCATATGTTGCTACCTGGCACATATTGATTATCATCTGACACCAACAGATTAAAAGTTCTTTTTCCTGTAATCTTATTAATGATTTGATTAAGAGAATCAATTCTGACCACATCACGACGATTTAAACTTAATGCACTATACTCAGCTGGTCTTGCAAGTGCCCAAGCAATTTGTACTGCGAAAGGATAATCACTTGAACGGCGCCATGCTGTTTCTTGTGGGCTTTGATCACCAAATTTCCAATCTGCTCCTGCGGTTTGTTCTTTCCAATTAACAACAATAGAACTAATTGGAGGTAATAAGAATCCATGATCATCAACTGGGATAATACTAGTTAGTCCAGGTCTTGCATATCTGACATCAACATAACTGTCAATGCCATGTTGATAAACTAGCCCAAGTTCTAAGTCTTTCCATAAAACTAAGTTACCAGCAGTATAAGGTGCAGGACCATAACGTACTGCCCACCACGATGGCTGTTGACTAAATCCTAACATTTCCCATGGACGTAAGTGAGGGCTATCAGTATCATAAAAATACTTGTAAATTCCTCTCCAATATCCTGGAACAGACTCATTGAATAACTTATCAAACCCTGCACTATAATTAAAACTAAATGCATCATTTTGTACAGTAATAGTATTGTTGAAAACATTTACATTATTGTTTCCTGCCCAATTTAAGTAAGACAAGCTTAATAACTGAGTCCACTCATCTATACTATAATCAGTATTCCTAAATGCGCCTGGTTCTATTGTAGTATAACTAGTCTGCATATCATTGGTAAATTCAACTGAAATATTATTGTAGATTCTTTTTTCAAATTCTAATATAATATCATCTCTGTAGTCACCAAAAGCAATTATTTTACTGCCATCATGGCCTTGAATTACGTTTATTGGATTACCAATGTACGTGTCGTCGAGAAATAGTGCAGGAGTAAATTTTGGATACAGGCCTAACTTGGTTGGTGTAGCAGGAATCATGCAACCTTTAGTTGATGCATATTCATAAATGCTTACAGTATCATTAATTGCAATTGTTAAATCACTGCTTAGTGTAATAACTGAACCATTATTTGTATAATCACTACCAATTAATAACTGTGTTCCATTTAGATACACTAATACTGCTTGATATGTTGGGTTAACAACATCAAATGAATTAATAAGATTAAAGTGTCTATAATTTGTATCATAAACTGGATAATCATTGCGAATATATTTGTTAATGCCAAATGGCATCATGTCAGTAAAATAGAAAGCTTGATTACTGCTGACGTTGGCTACAATTTCTTCCATAATAATATCAAGATTAGCTTGAGCATCTGCAGAATCACCAAATTCCATTGTCTTTAGAAGATAGAAAAATCTATCTTTAAATCTGCTATAAGATTGTCTATTAAAATTTAATGATCTAATAATATTAGTACTATCATTATTAAACATTAGCTGTGCTAAATGCACACCTGAACTATGCTGTAGAATCTTTCCGGGAATAACCTTATAATTAATGTCTCTGAGATTATTATTGCCAAATGAATTTACAGAATAATCTAAACTATTGTTAGACATTTCAACAAGATGATTTCTTACTTGACCAAGCGTTAAAGTTTTGAAATTATTATTCTCACTATTATCTACCAGGTTTTTTGGTAATGTAAAGTTTTCTTTAAGATTTAATGTTGTGCCACGAATATTAATTACTAATACATCGCCATCTACTAAATCATTTGTCAAATGAATCTGAGATTCTTGACTATTACCCAACAAAGTAAAATCAACAGTGTCTGTTAAAGCAACATTATTCACATAAACAAAAATGTTCTTTTCATTAAAACTATTTTGATAAACAATGTCTATAGTAAAGTCATTGACTTTATATTTTGTTGCGGTGAACTTTCTTTGAATAAATTGTTTGCTAGGATCAGCAATTCTGGTCCAATTATTTCTTAGACGAATACTTGAGCTTGCAGGAACAAGTTCATGAGCAAATCCGCTGTTGATATCAACAGTAAAGTCGGCATCGTTTAAGCTATAATTAAAAGTATCTACGTCATAGAAATTTTGAAATAATATGTCGCCAATATTTCCAATGGATTTATAGCTTAGTGCAAATCCTAATTCTGTATCTCTAGTTCCATTTGCATTTTCTAAATAACCAAATAAAGCAGATCCTGCAAAATTTGTACTGGGATAATATGTTTGATCGCCAAAGCTATTTCCATTGATGTCAAATATATCAAATAAAGGATTTTGATTCAAACTAAATTTCTGTTGGGCAACTTGCCAATTTCCATCATGCCACCAATAGCTAACATTCTGTCTACTTACTCCACTAATAGCAACAACACTATCGCCTTCCTGCATTGTATGCACAGGCATCAAATGTACTTGTGCAACATTAGATCTGAAAGTTAATACAGTGCTGGTTGCAATATCATTTGAAATTTCATTATTGAAAGTAACGATGTTATACGAAGTATCAATTGCTGTTATCACTGTGTTTGCAGGGATATTAGTTCCTGTTACTGCCATATTAACCAAAAGATTAGCTATGTTATTAACTTTTACTTGTGTGCTGTTAATGGGGGTGAAAGTAACAGTTGTCTTATTAAGAGTTGTGTCAGTATATGGATTAATATTTTGTACAAGATATATTTTGTTCTTAGTATTTTCATACTTCTCTGCGGTGAAGATAACATAAGTTCCATCTTCTAATGCAACATTGTCACTATAATAATTTCCAGTTGAATCAATTAATGCATATGGACTATGGCCTTCAACTTGATTACCAATATCAGTAACTTCAGTATCGATTACCGTTACTGATTGCACATAATTTGTCCCATGATCCCAAAGTCTAAGATTGCAATCAAATTCAACAATTGGTCTGATAGCTCTGTAACTGTTATCCAACACAACTGTTTCAGATGCGTTTAAGAAAGTATCAGCATATCTAATAACATCTTCATGAAACCAACGGTTAGTACGACTCCATGCATTTCCGTCAGTGCTTGCACGATTAATAACAATATAATCTTTACGTAATGGAGCATTTAAGCTTAGATCATAGTTTAGACTGTCATACGGCTCTGACGAAGAATCAAAACCAGAACCTTGATTTGGATTATTTGGATCAGGTGTAACTAAACTAGCATACGGAACCAACTGAATACCAACACCAACACCTTCAACAATATATTCGTTGTTTAGATAAGTTGCTGGATCAACTGAATTAGTAAACTTAACTTTTAATCCATTGGTAAACTTAACTCCATTTGGACTATTATAATTTGCCTTACCAACAACATCACTGATTTTAATAGTACCCTGTGTACCTTGCTCAACAATTCTAATCTCACCAAATGCATTTGGATCTATACCATCTTGATAATATAGTACATCAAGATTGGCAGTAATGTTAGGCAGCTTGTTAATGTTGTTTAATGTGTCTTTAAAAATATATAAGTGTCCAAATTCAACACCTTCATTGACAAATATTTTAGTGTTAGAAGGCCAATCTTTAATATATGAAAGTACAATTATGCCATTAACATTGCTGATCTGCCAGATACCACGACGTTGGTTGGTGGGAATATCTCCCCATTGGTCATCTTGATTATTTGTTAAAACAATAGTCTTAGATAAGAATTGATGATTGCCATCAATCGAATTTGTCAGCGTGAAATCTGCATAATTAGCACCCTGTAACTGACTGTATGGTAAGTCAGTTACTTGATCTACTGTATCAAAAGTAGTCATGTTTTCATAAAAATCTTGATCATCAACTTTAGGTACATTGAAAATAATGTTGCCAGATACAGCGCCGTTATTAGTAACTCCATAAATGTTTCGTGTACTAATGTTATTTTGAAAAGCAGCAGCTCCTTGAATACCAGGAGCTGTTTGAATATAGAAAGGATGTCCAGGCTGACCTACATTAAATGTATAATTGCCGCCTCTTACTAACGTGATTACAGGATTTATACTTCCAGGAAATCTATCAATACTATATCCAACTTGCCCAACATTTTGATTAATCAATGTTTCAGAAAGTATGTCAGTTGCATTTGGGCGCGACACTGTGAATGTTTCTATTAATGGCAAACCACCACTGTTTACTTCAAGTGTAGTTGGACCATTTGGCAGCCAATAATATCTACTATAATTAATCAACTTATCAAGATCGACAAATCCTTCATAATTATAATATTCATTAGCAAACAAGCGACTATGATCATTAGTGATACCACCGCCAAGTGTGATTGCATTTAGCAAATCTACATAATTGAAAGCATTATCCACTTTAAAATTATTAGTGTTAAACACTCTCTTGTTAATAACAAGACCAGGTTCAAGTTGATAAAATTGACTGTAGCTGTCTGTCTCTTGAACATAAGCATCGCCTTTTTGAAAAGCAGGACTGAGATCCTGACGACCTACATATCCATAGAGCCTGTCAAGATTAGGCTCCTGCAATAATTGATCCATCGTCGCATTCAAAAATCTACGATTTGTATTACTCTGAAAAACTTTAGGAAGAAAGTCTAAGGATTTTTTATCAACCATTTTATTATTAACCTATCCTATTATATCTGACTTGCGTTTATAGTACCGACACCACTTTGATTTATTCCAACATATACGCCACTTACGACTTGCACGTTATCTGCTGTTGCTGCACTAATTAATATTTCATTTGGTTGACTACGAATTTCATATAGGTTACCAAATTTACTGTTAGGGCTAGTGGGAATTAAAATTACGCTACTTAAGAAAGTCCCTAATTTAGTATGCAAATATGCAGACAATTCACTGAAGTAAAATGTTTGTCCAAAATCCCAATTTTCTAAATTAAAATAGTTGTTGATTTGCTCAACTAGCATACTTTTTAATTCATTGTCACTGATTACAGTATTTGGATTTTTTACAATTTGAAAAGTTGCTTGAAGAGATTGATCAGCTTTCTTACCAAACAATGGCTTATAACTACCTGAATTTAAAATCATTTCATCACTGATCATCTTCAATGTCATTAACTGTGCATAAGTGTTGTTTAATGTTACACTGTCTAAAACAGCCGGTTCTGTTAAAGTTCCTGTGAAATCAGTAATGTAATTTCTATAGGCTTCATCATAGCTGCGTGTCAAGATGTAAGTGTCAATTAAGTTACTGGCAGCAGGATCAATTCTTCTGCTGTCGCTGGCATTGTGACGATACTGGAATATCAAATCTTGTCTTCCAGTAAAAGCAAGATAGTTTGTGCTGACATCAACAAGTGTATTAGCAACGCCATTATTAACAATCTGATAAAACAACTGATCAGTTGTTGCGTAGAATAATCTGCCAGCTGGAAAATTATTTCTAACATTGTCAATTGCTACTTTAGTTGGGTAACTATAATTCACAGTGCCACTATCTAATAATTGAAATCTAATTAAATTATCATAATCTACATACTGCTGATAGAAAACATAAGTGTTTACTGCAACTGCCGACGAGAAAATATTTGGATCCAGTGGTAAACTACCAGTTGACCCAGTTGGGAAAGTTACTTGAACTTTAGTACTGTCGATATATCCATCTGCTTCGATACCATTCTTGTATATTTCAAGTGTTATTACTCTTGGTAATTTACTTGTTCCAGCAGTGTTTAAATTGGTCTGCAATAACTTTATATTGTCTTTAATGATAGTATTAGTTCTGCTATCATAAACAGGAGTAGGATTAGTGTTTAAAAATCTAACACTATTTGTACTGCTGAAAATATAATCTAATCCTCTGTACTTTACAGTGTATTCAATTCCGTTAGTATTGAATAGTAATACCCAACTGCTGTCATTTGACACCCCTGCATTATTCAGTGAAAATGCACTTGTAGAATCTACATTACTAATAGGAATTATTTTCCACGGATCACCAGTAACAGTGTTAGTATAATCATATCTTAAAGCAAATTCTATGTTGTTTAACACATAAGTTGTTATAGTATTGATTAGTAGATTACTAAAAGAAGTTGTATAAGGTGCATAAATTTCAGTGATTACTGCACCAGTGGGAATACTTTCACTGATAGTTACTGCACCTATAGATCTGCCTGCTAGATAAATTGGGGTGCTACCGTCGCCAATTTGGCTGTTGATAGTTGCCCAAATTTCTGTTTTGTCGTTGGGTAAAGATGGTGTGCCCAGTATCAAACTGTTGCTGCTATCAAAATAATATCCAATTGGCGCAGAGAATTTAATTAAACTACCCATTAACAAATACCTCAATGTAGTTGAAGTAAATGCACCAATCGGGGAATAAGTTGTTGCTCCACCCTCAAAGAAAAATCCAGTTGAGGTATTAGTATCGTCAGTTTGTCTTTGCCAATATGTATTAGTTGGAAAAAATTTAGGATAATTTTGATAATAAAAATGAATATTACTCTTACTAGCAATAATTGGTTGTACTTCACCAAAGATAGTTTTCAAAACATCATTACGGCTGCTAAAAGTAAATTTAATTGTGTTTAAAGTTTCATTTTTGTAGAAACTGCCATCACTGCCAAACAAATCAGTTGAGCTGTATTTTCCAGTTGGATCAATAATATCAAGATATCGACTAATGCCGCTGCTATAACGGTTTACTGATTTTACTTTTACAATGTCAGCATATGTGGTATAAGGAACAATATTATAATCCTCACCATTTACCATACGACCTTGACTGTAGAAATTTTGCGGAGCTTTGTCTTTAATTTCTTGGATAAGATCACGACGACTGCTATTAGCAACAGTATATTGCAAGCTTGCAGTAACAGTTAATTTTTGAGGACTGCCATCTTTAGCAACGTATGGAATCACAACTGTAATGCCAGACATGTCTGCAGGACTAATACGATAAGTTAAGCCATTACTAACTCTGAAAAAGCTTCTAAAATTTCCGATTGGAATGTCAGAAAATGTATCGTCACCAAACACAAGATCAATTTGATCATTGGCGCGAGTATTAACACTATAAAGTGTTCTGATACCTCTTGCGGTACTATTATAGATTGCGTTGCTACCTGAGATTGACGGTACTTTTGTCCACTGTGTTGATAGATTTCCTGTGGTGTCTATTTCATAAAGCCAAATATCTTCATTGTTGACGTTGTCAAGATTTATTCCAAGTAGTCTATTAGGAATTTTATCTGTTAAAGCAAAATCTATTGCGTTAATAGAACCCTGTTTAAAATAAACAAAGTATCCTGAATTATTACTGCTGTTACCAAGACCATCATTTTGATACACAATACCAAATGCTCCCACTATTCCAGGATCTTGTTCAGTAATTGCATTTGAATTAGTGATACTTGCACTTAATAGTTCAAATGGAAATGTTGTATCATTTACAACAGAATTAAAAGGAAATACAGGAGGACTTACTGTAGTAGGCACTGCAATATTGTATTGCTCAGTTTTAATGTTGTTAATTGTCTTACTAGCAAAAGGCTTACCAATACGCTGACCTGGACTTAATGCGGCATTCATAACAATACTAAACTGACTAGCCCAGTCTGGATTAGTTGAGTCATTCCATACGATAGAAGTACGTGATAAGTTTTTACTGCTGAAATCAAATATTGTTTCAGTTGTACTAATGCTTTGAATCTTTAGTAAACCATTAGCAGCTTTATTTCTATTTGGAACATAATTTAATTGTTTTACAAGCTTTAGTACTGAATCTTTACGTTCAGCAGTTTCAAGAAAGTTTTCTCTTGCATTTAAATCAGTACGAAATGCAAGACTCTGAGCTTGGAAAGCAATAAGATCAATTAGAGCAATAAATTCACTTGATTCGATAAAGTCGTTATAATCCTCAGCATAATATGTGCGAAGATAATCAACCATAACCTTACGAATTGATTCAAAGTCATATGATTGAAAGTCTGCTTCACTGAAAGTTGTGTAAAGCTTTTTCCAATCTTCAACTGCAAATAAGTTTGTTTGTCTGTTATTAATTGCCATGCTACTAACGCCTCTATTAGTATTTATGAGTTTTATAAAGTGGGCAGTTTTTAGTAACCGACAGTAGAATTAACAACACCAGTGGTGCCATCAAATGCAAGATTTAAGCTCACCAGTTCATTTGTACTTTTTATAACAATTTGAGCGTCTAATAATATAGCTGTGCCGGTTGAATCTTGTGTGACCGCAACTTGTTTTAATACTGAGATTCTAGGATCCCCGTTAATAATATCAGTTATGTCATTTACAATGGCATTCTTCAATGTTGGCGTAAGTGGATCAAATAGTCTATCCCAAATTAAACAACCATAGTTGGGATTCATTAATTTCTCACCCTTACGAATATTAAAATGGTTAATGAGATCCATTATAATAATGTTCTTGTCTGTCAATGAATAAGGACCAAAGTCATTGTCCTGCAATCCAGTGATAACAGTTGAACTATCATAATTAAAACTTTTTGTACTAAAACCTTTGTAGATTGCCATGGTCAGTTATTTACCTTAACATCCACCACCACCGCCGCCCGCGCCACTTGATCCAGCTGCTGCTGCACCACCTGGAGAACTTGGATTCGACGATCCAGCTACGCTACTATCTGTTGAATTAGCAGTATCAACTGATGGAGATGAACTACCAGCTGATGTTGTGTTATTACTTGATGTATTAGCAGATATACTAAATTGATTAACAGATTGATCCGAATAACCCGCTGATCCTATAAATGGCTGACTAATTGATCCAGGACCCGATTGATCTAAACTTTCTATCATACTACCATTTGGTGTAATTTGCGGCAATACAGCAGCTCCATTTACTTGTGAAGTGCCAGTAAAGTCTAACCCATTTGTAGGATAAGAAAGATTATTGTAATTATTAGTGTTTGTATTAACTACATCATAGCCAACTGACTGCCCATTAGCATCAACTTGTGAAGAAGGTACATAACTTACCCCATCAGGTAAAGGCTGTGCTTGCTGTACATTAACAGGAATTGGAACATTTTGATTATTATAATATCCTATAACTTGTCCTGCCTGATTAAATTGAGGGAACCCAGGTGCAACTGTATTTCCAAAATTTGTCTGTGTATTCTGAGGTCCATAGCTGGTATCAACAGCAATAGGAGGAGAATTAACATTGGATGGAGCAGCAGGACTAATAGTGGCAGTAACTTGTTCATACCCTATTACTGATCCACTACCCGCAGGATCATATATCGGAACAAGCGTAGCTGCTTGAGTTGACTGAGTTGCTTGCTGACTAGTAGTTTGCACAGACGTATCTGTTACAAATCCACTTGGTGTAATTGTAACAGCAGGTGCTGATGGAGTAGTTTGAAAATCCAATAGATATTGCTGATACGTCGGTGCATTTGGATTCGAAGCAGCTTGAGTTTCATATGTTGATAAGTCAAGCGGAGTTGCAGCTTGAGTAAAAGACCCAGTTGGCACAATTGTAGCAGATCCTGGAATCAGTGGCACATTTGACATAGGCACAGCAACTTGCCCAACATCAGGTTTTGTAGCGTCAAGTGAAGTAGTTGATGCAGGAATAAAAGTTTCTGCAGATGTTGGGGCAGATTGTTGTATTAATCCGCCATTACTGTTAATCGTAAAAAAACTACCTGTTACAGGGATTGGTACTTGCCCAGCATTACCAATCGATGCTGCGGTTAAATCTGTGCCTGCAACTACTTTTCCTGACAGGTCAACTGATCTAATTGTATTGTCAGACGCTGTAAAAGTATATCCTAAAGTATTATTATTTGTGTCTTTTATTGTTGTTACAGTGCTATTAACAGGTAATCCAACTGTAGCAGCAGTAGGAGCAAAATCTGAAGATATAGTAATGGGAGTGGCATTAGTACTGACAGGTAATGCAATAGTTTGAATATCGCTAGACGGTCCTCCAGAAGGACTAATTGTTGGTGCAACTGTTGCTATTTCGTTATCAGCTGAATCGTAAATTGTTCCTGTTTGAATATTTTGATAATAAACTAATCCATTGTTTCCTGTAATTTCTCTATATGCTCCTGTACCATCACTGGATACAAAATATGGATCAGTAACTGTATATTTTGCTCCTTGAAATGGAAGATTATTATACAAAGCATCATATGTAGCGCCAGTGATAGTTGTACCTGCAGGAATTATGCCAGTGGTATTAACAACAGCGCCACTGGCATCTGTAAATGAGCCATCTGCTTGTTTTATTAACGTGTCACCAGTTTTAGGATTTGTATATGCTGTTGTTCCATTTGCATTAATTACTTGTGCTGTGAATCCATTAGCTGATGGATTAAAACTATTCGTAGTTGCAGCAGTCTTTGCAGCATTAACAACTGGTGTTGTACTAGCTCCAAATATAGTATCTTTAACTGTTTGAATTGCATTGCTGATTGGTGTTGTTATACTTGATATAGCAGATGAGATAGAATTAGGCAATGTTATTGTTGGCAGTGGTCCCAATGCTGTGCCAGCACTGATATAACCACTAACATTAACAGAAGTTATACTACCTCCCCCAGTACTAACAGCAGTGGATGCAGGACTTACAAATCCAGAAGTTCCACTATTATTTTCAATACCCAGCTGAGTGGGATTTAATTCTTTATCTAATGTTCCAGGATCAATGCCTATACCTTTAGCAATGCCTTTAACGTATTGATCATAACTGTAGTTGTCTCTGCCTTGTTCAGCAGTAGTGATCGCAATGGCCATAGTAAGTTTAGTCATTGGATCGTTAACATCAATTTGTTGATTTGGATCTAACCCAAACTTAGTAACAACTTTAGTTAGGAAATTTATATAAGCGGGATCTGTTTTTGTTACCATTATTTTATATTCCCTTTACGATCCATATATCCTTGGATGAAGTCTGCAACAGTCATAGCACCATCACTTTGTATTATGTCTAAAGCAACACCCAATGCTGCAATACCATCTTCGGGAGTTGAATATAAGTTCAATCCATTGGTTTGTCCAATTGCAAATGGATCTTCTAATAATCCATTTAAATCGCCGGGATTGTTTTGTTTTTCGCCTTGTGTTAAATCAGGAACTGTTGCCAACTTGGCATTAGTTACATCAACAGCAAAGCCGCTAGTTGCAAGTGGTAAGCTAATACTTGTATTTGTAAACAATACGGAATTTTGATCAAATTGATTTAATCCTGCTGTTGCACCTTGATCAGCAGCTTGTCCTGCCATACTAGCCTGTAAGCCTGTATTAAATTTAATAGGTCCATTGGCATTTGTATATGCTCCATAGTAGTTGGGATTATTAGGAGTAGCACCAAAACTTGCAGCAGCTCCATAATTACCCGACGCACCTGCAGGAACACCACTGGCTGCGGCATAGCTAGTACTAGACACAGGACTGTTTGTTCTACTGCTAATATGCTGATATGGTTCGTGACTGGGACCTTGTACTTTTAATGGAATATTTGGCATACTGGGAAGACTGGGAGTTGGCAAACTTGTATTAAGTGTAACGCATCCGCCTTTAATATCAGTATGCATCAACCCCGAGATACTTACGCAAGTTAACGCACTAGCACTAACTGATAACCCTGACAGGCTAATTGCTCCAGCAGTTGCACCTAAACTGACACCCATGGTGCCTTTAACACCAACATTCATACCACCAATACTAACAGATGATTGGGCACTAAGATTAATAGAACCAGCACTTACCACAAAGCTGCCTGGCGTATCAAATTGAAACCCGCCGGTTGCATGTGCTTGCACTTGTCCTTGACTAAACATTTTAATGTTGCCCTGAGCATCCATTTCAAACCATGCAGTGCCGGTGCTATTAATCATATAGATAATGCCTGCACTATCATTCATTAATAACATATTGCCGTTACTAGTTCGCAATCTTATTAATTGATTGTTGCCATTGACATCACCATCATCCATAACAAACTGATGACCGCCTTGACGTGCTGTTATTCTTAAATCTACATATTGATCATCACCTGTACTAGCAGTAGCAGGAGGAGCAACTTCAGGCCCTGGTGTACTAATACCAAATACTCTGCTGGGAGTTTCTCTAAATGCACTGCTTGTCCCTGGACCTCTAAAAGGATCTTGTGTTAGTCCTTGTCTTGCCCAAATTTGATTTTGATAATCATGTATTGTTGTAGCACGATTATAGAAAGTTGATGTAGACGAACTTGATGCACTAACATTTGCATCATTATATTCAACTACAGGCTCAGGTCCGCCTCCGTGCCAGCTTGCATTGCTAATACCAGGAACCATGTGTAGATTTGGAAAATCCGGAATACATCCAAACCAATATCCTTTGAAAGGATCACCATTAATGAATGTGCATATAACCTTAACGTCAATATCAGGAGGCACAAACCACATGCCGTAACTGTGTGGGCTATCAGTAAATGTTTGATCTTGTCCTCTTGCTGAGGAAGGAGTAACTCCGTAAAATGGAGTACAATATTGTACAGTTCTCCAGCTGGCAGAATCTGCAGGATCGCCGCCTAGTTCTGGAATCCAAACTTGTAGTCTGCCAGAACGCATTGTATCTAGATTATTTTTAACCATGCCGATATATGGACCAGGACTAATTCTAACACCAGGAGCACTTTCGTGTACAGTATGCTTAGGTGCTTTTGAAGTTGTTGTACTTGAACCAGTTATTGCTGCCATTTATATTTCCTTATGCTCCTGCTGCTCGTTGACTTGCAGTAGGAGTTGTTTGTGTACGAAGTCTTACATTGTTTAGCGATTGAGTGAATCTACCTTTCATAAATTTACTGGTTACAGTTAATACCTGATAGATTCCACTGAAGCTTGCTGTATTTGCATCCGTAACATCGAATATTCCAGTAGTGTCATCATAATCTTTAGTTGGACTTTTGAAACTAAATTTGAAGCATGTTATACTATCTTGAAAATTAATAGTACCATTGCTTAATGTCTTAGCGTTCTTAGCTACATTTGGTCCGTACAATATATTGTCCTGTATAATCCAGTCTGGGTCACCTACAATTTCAATATCCAATGTCATTAAATCGACACCGTTGTCAAAAAGTTTACTGACCATTTCTGCTAAGGTCAATGATCTATTGTCAGTTGATGTAGCACCTGAGTTATCCATATTTTGAATACCGTTGACCTGAGGTGTTATAGATCTATGTACATTTTTATTAGGTGCAGCACCTTCACTCTGCGATCCAGCTGCTGTTGTATTTGGATTTGATGGATCTCCCGAAGAATCTCCTGCTGCACTCACTGTATTATTTTTAGTACCATTTCTAACATCGAAGAAAGCTACTTTATAATCTAACCCAACTTTCATTATATCTTTGTTATTACCTGTGAAAATATATTCATAGTTCTTAACCACAGCAGCAGGATCATAAGCCTTTTGACTTAGCTCAGGATGATCTTCTCCATAATATTCATAAGTTTTAACTACATAAGTTACAATTCGTTGAAAGTAATTTGTTTTACTGTCATAATTTCCCAGTTCCATCTTAGGAGTTATTTTAATTCCGGTAAAAGGTTTACTGTTGTCAGGCGCTACACCAGCAGCCGCAACTTGCTTCTTCATAAAATCAGTGTTCAACATTATTGATTGAATAAGATCAGTAATTCTAGTTCCTGTTGCAGATCTAAAAGTTCCTGTTGTTTTATCTAACTGAATTGTACCTGAGACAGATTGTTGTTTAGACTGTTGTCCTGCTGCACCTTTAACAGGAGCCATTGCGACGCTATTGTCAGGTAATTTTGTCGGATCTTGAACAATTGCATTTGCTAATACATCTTCAAATTCAAACTTATACACGTTGGCGTATGTTTGACTCTTTAATGTTACTTTGTAATTTTCGTTATCATTTAAAGCTTTTGCAATGCCATTGATAATTGTTGTGTTGTTATTATTAGGTGCGGCAGTAGTGTCAGTTCTTGCTGCTGTACCAGAATCTGTTTTAGATTGAAAAATGCCAGGTGTACTGCCATCGCTGAACAAATCTTTAACTGTTTGACCCTTAAGTTCAACATGAAATGGAACTATGTTATCCAGCACTGTTAATGCCATATTTTGCATAGGTATACCTTCACAGGTATAAACAGCGCCTTTGTGAGTAATACTAAACTGCATGTTTAGCATTGTAAACGGTAACCACTTAGTGGTATTAGGTATAGTAGAAGGAACACCCTGACTATCATAACCAAAAAACTGAATTTTGAAACAATAGATTAGAGTTTTAAAATCTTGATTCAACCCATATGCACCGCTTGCCACATTTACTAATCTATCTATTAGAGTTACAGTATATGGTTCAATGATTTCAAATTTTAAACTGATAGAATCTGATCCTCTATTAGGACCTTTATTACCAACAATAGTTTCAATCTGTAAGTTATCCAGTATCATATCAGTGGGAAACGCAGTACTACGTTTATCGGTTGCATTTGCACCACCGTTGCTTATCAGTAATTGCCCATTGGCAACAATATCCTGTTCTTTACCTACAACAATAGAACCTTGAGATATCTTATTAAAATCACTTTTGCTTATGACCCATAATTGTAAATTATAGGTATAATTTGCATAACCGTGTAGTACATTTGTTCTTGCTGTTGCTGTTGGATCAGCCATACGATTACCCTAAGTTAGCTAATATTGTTGAAAGTTTAGGAATGTATATAAATTTATCTTCAGTGAAATCCCAAATTGGGTCAACAAGTATATCCCTGTTTCTCAGAATAAACACCCACCAAAACTCTACCGTACCATAAAGATCATAACTCATTAAATCAGGACGACGATGGTATGTTGCAGTTATCTGTTTGTAAACATCATCTGCTTGAGGAGGTATAGTTCTATAATCTAATATATCTAAAAATTTACCATCAAATAACCCAGTGGTACTATAAGGGCTAGATGATTTATATGAAACAGGCCCTGCCATTAAATCCATCCTCCAGCTCGCTGACCAAATCCACCAGTTAATAATTGACCATTACTAAATTTAACAAGATCAAAATTATCACTAATTTGATTTCTGCTGTATGTGGGTATAGCATCAATGGTTATCTGTAGATCAACTGGCACCTTATTAATTTTTCCATAGTAGTTTACTGAAATATAGTTGGCATCATTGGGCAAATTGTAACTAAAATTTGAAATAACGATAGGGATATGATCCAATACATTTTTCCCATAACCATCTAAGAATAACACAGGTGGTGGAGTTCCTCTATTTTGACTTGCTCCGTAAAACATCTTAGTTGCTGTTCTAAAAAAAGTCATCATCGCCAGAATATACAATGCTTCTGGTTCAGTTTGGGCAGTGAATCTACCCTGAATATTAATTGAATCTACACTACTGTTAATGTAATATGGAGTAGGATAGTTAGTTTGAATTAGGTTTTCTAATTCGTAATTAGCTTTATGTGCAATTGATATAACAGGAGTATAAGGGAATAATACGCCGCCGGTGTCGAGCAATGCTTGAAAATTGCCACCTTTACTAATAAACAATCCAGTTTGATCACTTATTATTACACGGTCTTCGGCCGAGTCGCTGAATGCAGCAACTTGATCTAGCGACGGAGCTGGTTCTGATGCTGTTGAATCAATGCCTAATGTATATACACCTGCTTGCGGAAGACCACTGATTGCAAGGCGATTCATACTTGGATTTAATAACGCAGCATTAAATCCGCCTGTTGTAGAGTACCCAATTGCGCCACTTAAATTAACTCCACCTACATTAAAACTAGTGCCAATGGCAATACCCGATGTCCCCACACTTGCAGCAAAATTTACAGGAGGAACAAAATTTGGTTGTGCAGGATTGTTAATGTTATTAGATGCTCCAGGGGTAACATTGCTTCTTGTTTTGTTAGCAGTTGATGATCCTGTACCATTTAAAGAGTTACTGCCTCCCTGTATGCCAGTCACTGAACTAGTGTTGGCAGCTTTAGTTCTGCCATAAAAATTAGGAGGTATCGGAGCAAAAGTTACCATATCTTTTTTTGTCTTTTCTTAATAAAAATATTTATCAATTCTTAATATGGCTATATAATAAGCTATGGTCACAAAACGCACCCCTTACTTAACTAATAAAGATCTATTAAAAGAGATACACAGAAGTAAAAATTCTTATTGTAGCTATCTAACTACTGACGATCATCAATTTGATTTAATTCTTCCTAGCTTATCTAAGATTAATAAACTTACCATTGCAGAAGCTAAACGAGCACGAGCAACTAGAATTGCTAAACTTGCTTGGGAAGCTGCGGGGTTAAGTGGAGTTAAAACTAAATTAGACGATCATATGCCAGACTGGCATAAGATTAAGAAGCAGGAAGTTGTATTTCGTATAATGACATGGGATCATGTCCCACTTGCTCCAGGTCGTAAGAAGACTCCAAAGACAGCAAGTGATCTACATGCTAAAATTAACTTTCCTCCATTCCAACATTATCGATTCAATGATGATGATGAACTTGTCTGTGTAGGCAAGAGTCACTGGGAAGGTGGTATTGACAACGGATGGTTCAACAAGGATCACGGCGCTATGACCAATAATTTGGCCAGAATGTTTATGAAACTATGTGAACGTTTTGGATCAAAAGGCAACTGGCGAGGCTACACATACAATGATGAGATGCGTAGCCAAGCACTATTGCAGTTAAGCCAAGTTGGTCTACAGTTTGATGAATCCAAGTCAAATAATCCATTTGCTTATTATACAGCAACAATGGCTAATAGCTTTACTCGTGTATTGAATGTTGAGAAGCGTAGTCAGCATCTCAGAGATGACATTCTTGAGATGAATGGATTGAATCCAAGTTATACTCGTCAAACTGAAAATTCAATCAAAGCTAAGGAAATAGTGTCAGTTGACATTGATCCTACAAGCTTAATAGGCAAAAGTTAAAGGTATTTCCAGTCAGCAAATTTTAATTGTTGTGTGCGTAAATATTCATATGCTGTTGCTCCTCAAAGCAGTAGAGTAGTTGGGACCTCGGAATCCGCGAACTACAACTTTATTTATTGATTTTACCCAATAATGTTTGTATAATAGTATTATGGCAAATTTATTCAAAAGAGCAGCAATATTCAGTGATCTACACGTTGGTCAGAAATCAAATAGTCAAATACATAATGAAGATTGTTTGAGATATATTGATTGGTTTATCGATCTTGTAAAAACAAATAACTGCGATACCATTTTGTTTTTAGGTGATTTTCATCATAATCGAAATTCAATTAATATTCAAACTATGGACTATAGTTTGCGTATATTAGAAAAATTAGATTCAGTTGGTTGTAGAATTATGGTGATTCCAGGAAATCATGATTTATTCTATAAAGATAAAAGAGCTATCAGTAGTATCAAATATATGTCTAAATTTAAAAATATTCAACTGATAAACGATCAATATAGCGAGGGTGATGTTTGTTTTGTTCCCTGGCTCATTGGCGAAGAACATAAGAATATTCGTAAGATCAAAGATAGGTATGTCATGGGCCACTTTGAATTGCCAAAATTTATGATGAATTCTATGGTGGAGATGCCAGATCATGGAGAACTACGTCGCGAAGATTTTGGTCATGTAGAAAAAGTCTTCACCGGACATTTCCACAAGCGACAGACTCAAAATAATATTCATTATATCGGTAATGCTTTCCCTCATAATTTTGCTGATGCATGGGACAATGATCGCGGTGCTGTTATATTAGAATGGGGCAAAGAGCCACAGTTTATTAATTGGACTGAAGGCCCTGAGTATCGTGTTATGAATCTTGCTCAATTGATTGACGATACTGACAAATATCTAAATGATCGTACATATGCTCGTGTCAATTTGGATATTAGTATTAGCTATGAAGAAGCTAATTTCATCAAAGAAACTATGGCTAAGCAGTATAATCCAAGAGAAATTAGTTTAATTCCTCATAAGCAAGAACTAGACTTCAACGGAGTTCAAGTTGACAGTTCATTTGAATCAGTTGATCAGATTGTGATGAATCAAATTGAATCGATTGATACCAACAGTTATGATCGCAAACTGTTGATGGAAATTTATGCAGGACTTTAATATAGATTTTTCTTCAATTTTAATATAAAATTAAGATTAACTGTAGAAACTAAACTTTTAAGATAGGGAGGTGATAATTTATCACAAAGTTTCTACAGTTTTAACCTGCCTTGCTGATAACCATCAGGGCAGGTTTTTCCACGATACTTATAGCCAGCAATATATTTTTAGACTTTCCTGTTCCATTAGTTAAATATATGTAACAGGAGACACAGATGTCAGCATTCTCTATTAATACATGGTTAAAAAAAGGATACTCAGAGGAACAAGCAAGATACCAAATTGCTATTAGAAGACCAAATAATGTATTATATTATATCAACAAAGGATTTACAGAAGAAGAAGCGAAGGAAAAGATAAGAGAAAGGCAATCTTTAGGCGGTTTAAAAAGAGCTAATATGACCATAAAAGAAAAAAGAACCTTAAGTCCAAGGTGTGTAGAATTTTATACAGCGAAAGGTTTCTCAGAGGAAGAAGCGAAAGAGTTAGTATCTGAGTTTCAGTCAGTTTTTAGTAAAGAAAAATGTATAGAAAAGTATGGTAACATCGTAGGTCTTGAGATTTTCAATGATAGGCAAGAAAAGTGGCAAGCTACTCTAAAATCTAAACCAGAAGAAGTGATCAAAGATATCAACCGTAGAAAAAATCGATGGATCCATCTTACCGAAGAAGAATCAGAACTACTTAAAAAACAAATAGCAGAAAAAATAAAAGAAACCGTATCCAGTAGATCAGTTGAAGATAGTCGCAGAATTGGACAGACAATAAGAGCGGGACAAGTAACAACCGGAAGAGCTACTCCTGAAGAAATGGTAGATGATTTTCTACGTTATAAACAAAAAGTATGGGCAGAGACTAAAAGGAACGACCTAACTATCTTAGAAAACTACGACCGTCGCAGCAAACTTGACTATCATCTGGATCACATGTATAGTATATTTGAAGGGTTTAGAAACAATGTTGATCCTTACATAATAGGACACATTGAGAACTTAAGGATGCTTCCGTATAAAGAAAACTTATCAAAGTTCAATAAGTGTTCAATAACACTCAACGAACTTATGTTACGAATTGAGGATATAGATGCTAGTAATTAAAAATTTAACTGTGAAGAATTTCATGAGCGTAGGTAATGCTACGCAAGCTATCAATTTTGACCGACACGATTTAACACTTGTCCTCGGTGTTAACTTAGATCTAGGAGGTGATGATTCTGGTGCTAGAAATGGGACAGGTAAAACAACTGCTATCAACGCACTAAGCTACGGTCTCTACGGTCAAGCACTTACTAACATCAAGCGTGATAATTTAATAAATCGTACCAACGCAAAAAACATGTTGGTCACCGTTGACTTTGAAGTCAACGGCAGAGATTATCGTATTGAAAGAGGACGTAAACATAATGTGTTAAAGCTTTATGTTGATGGTCAAGAGCAAGAAGGCTATGCAGACGATAGCCAAGGAGACAGTCGTGAAACTCAGCAGGATATTGAACGCCTGTTGGGTATGAAGCATGACATGTTTAAGCATGTGCTTGCTCTGAACACTTATACAGAACCTTTTCTTAGCATGAGAGCTAACGATCAGCGAACTATTATTGAGCAGTTGTTAGGCATTACTATTCTCAGTGAGAAAGCTGAATCTCTTAGAAATCAGATTAAATTAACTAAAGATACAATTTCTGAAGAGGAAATGCGTATCAAAGCAGTACAGGATGCTAACAAGCGTATTGCAGATCAAATTGAAAACCTTAAGCGTAGACAGAAGCTTTGGCTTACAAAGCATGAAGAAGATGTTGTAACACTAGAACGTGGTCTCATGGATCTTGCTAATGTGGACATTGATATTGAAATTCAATCACACAAGGAACTTTCTGCTTATCACGAACGTGTAAAAAAGAAAACCGAATGCGATAAATGGCTGCGAAGCTTACGTGCAGATTATGCCAAAGAAGAAAAGCTATATCAAAAGTTAGAAAGTGAAATAGCTGATCTTAAGAATCATACCTGCTATGCTTGCGGATCAATGCTGCATGATGCAAACATGGGTATGATATTAGAAACCAAAGCAAAACAATATACCGACTGTCAAAATCATATGCTTGAACTTCAATCAAAAGCAACCGAGTATCAAGATCAATTAAATGCACTGGGCACTATAGGTACTGCTCCAACTGTCATTTATGATTCTCTTGAACAGGCACTAAATCATCGTTCAACCCTAGAAAAACTAATCGAACAACTTAATCGTAAACGGGAAGATCAAGATCCTTATGCTGAACAAATTGTTGATATGGAAACATCAGCAATTGAAGAAGTTACATGGGATAAGATCAACACATTAACACAAATAAAAGAGCATCAAGAGTTCTTATTAAAGTTGCTGACTAACAAAGATAGTTTTGTTCGTAAGCGTATCATTGATCAGAATCTTGCATATCTAAATACTCGTCTCGGAGCATACTTACAGGCCATTGGACTTCCACACGAAGTTAAGTTCCTAAATGATCTTAATGTGGAGATCACCGAGCTTGGTAGAGAACTTGATTTTCATAATCTTTCAAGCGGGGAACGCAACCGTCTTATACTTTCATTAAGTTGGGCATTTCGTGATGTTTGGGAAAGCTTGTATAATCCTATTAATCTATTGTTTATTGATGAAATGATTGACAGTGGCATGGATACAAGTGGTGTTGAAAACAGTCTTGCTATCCTTAAGAAGATGTCACGTGAACGTAATAAGAGTATTTTCCTAGTAAGCCATAAGGATGAGTTAGCAGGTCGTGTTAATAATGTTCTTATGGTCACTAAGGAAAATGGCTTTACAACATATGATAGCTTTTCAGAACAGTACTGATAAGTATGTCGGTAAAAAGAAGTAAAAATAAATATATTGGTAAATACAATTATCAATATAGGATTTTTTATGGTAAACGATTTTGGTCACTGGATTACCACATGTGAGATAGACATCAATTCTTGGTTTGGTTTTATATACAGAATAACTAACTTAGAAAATAACATGATGTATATTGGACGAAAGCAATTCCATTCAACAAATCGTAAAAAGATTGCAAACAGGATTAACAGGAAAAAAATAGTTAAAGAATCTGACTGGAAGACATACACATCTAGTTCATTGTCTGTTAACCAACTGATTGATAAACTTGGTAAAGACAAGTTTAAATTTGAAATTATTGAATTATGCAGAACCAAAGCTGAACTTGTCTATAGAGAAGTAGAGATACAATGGGAAGAAAAAGTTTTATCTGCTACATTACCTAATGGGGAGAGAAAATATTACAATGGAAACATTGGAGCTATAAAATTTAGACTAGACAAGCACTCTGACAAAACAAAAGAAAAAATGTCAGCGAAAGCACAAGGCAATAAGAATGCTTCCGGTAGTATTCGCTCTATTTCTACTAGAAAAAAAATGAGTGAAGCCAAAAGTGGCGTTCCAAAAACAGAAGAACATAGACAAAAACTTAGTGAAGTGAATCTGTATAAAGAGTTGTCTGACGAAACAAAAGAAAAAATAGGAATCGCCCATCGAGGAAGAGAAATCAAAAAAGAAACAAGAGAAAAAATGTCAAAAAAAGCAAAAGAGCGAAAATACATCCCGGCAATCAGTTGTATTGTTGATGGGATCGAATATGATAGCTTGGCGGCTGCTTCTATAGCACTTGACATCTCAAAGGGAGTTCTAAAAAGGCGAATCCTGTCACCGAATTACAGTAATTATTCGTTCAAATCTTGAAAATAATTTGTATCGAGCCCAAAAAGATAATATAATATATTAAATTACCTAGTGGCATACGCAAGTATTATAATGGCAACATATCGGCTGTGAAATTTTATCCCCCGGCTCCATTGGCAGAAGAATTGGCTCATCAGGCTATATAGTCCCACATCAGTTAAAAATAGAAGGTCTCACGCCCCGATAATCGTGAAAGTGGACAACGTAAGGCCATACGATAGGCTAAATGATTGCGGCTCTGAGAAAAAGCAACCGCAGCGACGATGATGTTTGATTAAAGAGGCATTATTCATCGTACCGTTGGATTAATCAGCTGGATTAATGGGGTACCGGCCAACCGCCCCTCTGTTTAAAGACAGTTTCCTTCTTTATAATGATGAAGAACTCAACAAAAGTTCCTTTGTCACTGGTCCCGTAAAGGGATCAGTATGACTTAAATCTAACAAAAAGTTATTAAGAAGTTAAAGTAAAAGACCGTAGGAAAATGTTGTTGAACGAAGTGAAAACAACTGGTCACGCCAGTGACCACATAGTGTGTTAGAAGAATGGTATTCCTGACTTCTGTGTTACTTCCATATTACTCTTGATAATAGTATTAATAATTTCTCGTTCTTGGAATCCCAATTGGAATGCTTCGTCGTAAGTAAGACCGCCACGCATATGCCAACACATGCGAAGTGCTTCTTCTTTTAGCCCCTTACACTGCTTTTCGTAACTTTCGACTAATGCGATAATTCCGTCACGATCAAGCGTTAAGAGGCGTCCCCGAAAAAACGAGTATAATCAAACTCCACTGCGATTGGATATTGTGTACTGCATTCTTCGCATACAACATTAGGCTTTGGTAATTCCATATTTTTAGCAAACATTTCAAATCTATCTCTAATAACACGAATAAACTTGTTATCTGCATTGTCATAGAATTCTTTAAGATGATCAAAATTACTTACTTGAGTGCCATCTTCTGTTTCGATATATTCAGTTCCAGCTGCGATCATTTCGATATTGATCGTAACTAATCTCTGCATATGTTCATTAAACTTCGATAACTTTTCTTCTTTGTTCATTTCCTCATTGTTTGCAATTTCCATTAAACGATTTTCTTCAAACTGAGTCATGTTAATCTTATTAGCTTCGAAATAACTCTGAGGCTTTAGTTTTATCTTTAATCCATTCATATCAACTGTTGCATTATAATTAGGTGCTCTAATCTGATCTAATACCGCACTCAAATCTAACTGATGATTGTTTTCATGTTTGCAGGATTCATTTGGACAAATAGTATCAATGTCCATCATCTGCCCGTAACTGGCAATTCTAATAGCAATAAGTGTTGCATCAACATCAATACTTGGCATCTTCCAAGCATCCTTCATTTGTGGACAACAGCTTTGAATAATAGAAACCACGCTTTCTCCGTTTAACAACGCATCTGGAGTTCTAATAGTAATTTCATCTCGTGTAGTCATTGGATATACAGCAATTTGTCCATTTAATGGTAAATCAAGAGATCCCAAAGGCCAGTAATTGCCGCCGCTAGGTAAAGTTAGGTAGATAGATGGTTGACGAAAATGTTTTGCTAATGGATTAGTTGATTGATTCTGCATTTTTCTATCCTATAAATAACTAGTGCCGTATATTTAGTGGTGCAAAAATTGAGGTTAATTTTATTAAATGGCTGACATTAATGTTCAAATTCTAGACTTAATGAAAAAACAACAAGAGACGCTTGAAAGAATAGAAGCAAGTTTGTCTGGCGGTGCAGCAGGTGCTAATAACACTGGCAGAATTAATCTTCAAGAAAAAGATGTTAAAAAATTAACTGAAAGAATTTCAGAACTTGCTAAACAAGTAGGGGAAGAAGTTAATGCCGAGAAGCTTCTTCTCAAGCAAGTTGAGCAACAGCGTTTAGCAATATTGCAATCTAATAGAACTCTTAAAGAGCAGAAAGAAGCTTTAGATGCACTTAATACTAGTTTAGAAAAAACAATTGATGAAACTGAAGATTTAACTGAAGTACAAAAAGCATCTAGTAAAGCAATTATAGAATCAACTAAAGCAACTGCTGCAAAAAAAATAGCTGATATTGAAGGTAAAGAAGCAGTTGATAAGTTTAACAAAGGTATAAGTCAAGTACAAAATACTTTTGCTCCGTTATCAAAAGCATTTGGCAGTATTATAAGCTCTTATCAGTCTGGCGGTAGTCAAATTGGATTAGCGTCTGGTATAATGCAAGCCGAGCTAGGATTAGCTAGTTCTAGTGCTACTAGTGCAGGTGGCAGCTTAATGTCAGCGGGCGCCGCTGCTGCTCAATCAGGAACTAAGCTTGGTAAATTTGGTGGTATTGCTTTAACAGCAGCAGGTGGACTAAGTTTATTTGCTGGCAAGATGGGAGAAGTAGCACAAAAGGTGCTACCTGTATTAACAACTGAACTTAACAAATATATAAAAAGCTTCCAATCTATGTCAACGTCAGGAGCATTGTTTACTGATGGCATTACTGGTATGGCTAATGCTGGTAAAGATTTAGGATTAACATTAGAGCAAACTTCAGAATTTGCTAAAAGAAATGGCGAATCTGCTGCATTAATGGGATTAGGCGTCACTGGCGCAATGAAAGAACTGGGTAAAGTAAGTAAAGTAATTAAAGATTCTGGAGTTCAAAATCAATTATTAAACTTAGGATTTACAATTGAAGAACAAGCTGACTTAATAGCTGAAACTTCTTCAACTATGAAAAGATTTGGAGCTAATGTAAGTGATAAGGAAGTAGCAGCTCAAACAAAATCTTATGCAGAAAATTTGAGAACTATTGCTGCTATTACTGGCGAAGATGCTAAGAAAAAAGTAGCTCAAGTAAAAGCAGAAAATGATTATCTTGCATTTACTCAAGCAAAAGCTAAAATGAGTCCAAAACAGCAAGCACAAATTGATGCTGCAATGGCTACTATGACTGCACAGGAAAGAAAAAACTTTCAAGATAGAATTGCATTTAACGGTCAAGTAGTTAATAAAGAAGGATTAATGTATGAAAGTATGATTGATGGCACTCGAGAGAAAGGTCTTCGCCAACTTGAATTACTCGAGCAAGGAAACTTAACTGCTCAATCTAACGCTGATTTAAACAAAGAATTTGGAAAAAGAATAAGTGAAAGTGCCCTTAATGCAGATGCTCTTGGAAAAGGTGCTATAGTTATAGGCGGTGCATTAACAGGAGTTGCTACAGCAGCACAAGATGCTATTAAACAACAACAAATATATACCGGTGCAGCAGTTGATGCTGCTAAAACTAATATTGCAGGACAAGAAAATACTCAAGACGACGTAACTAAATCGATGAATAAAGTTATTATAGCTAATCAAGAAGCTGCATTAGCTATACAAAATGCTATCTTAAACAGTGGTGTTATGACACTTTTTGCTGATGAAGTTACTAAAGCTACTAAAGCATTAACTGGATTAATTAATAAATTTGGCGGCGGCGAAGGCGGTGGAGGCGGTGGTGGTTGGATGGGCGCCCTTACCACTGGATTAACTGCTTTAGATTTAGGATTGCAAGGGTTAAATTTATTTAAAGGTGGCGGTAGTAAAGGCGGTGGTGGTCCACATGGTCCAGAACCACACGGCGGTGGGCCTAAACCTAAGGGAAGATTAAGTAGATTCTTTGGTGGTGCAGTTAATATGGGTCGCGAAGCTATATCTGCAGGTGCAGGTATAGTGGGTTCACTTAGAGAAAAAGCCGGCGGCGTTGCTGCTGGTTTAGCAGGTGCAGGCGGAGTAATCAGTGAGAAAGTCGGCGGTGCTGTAGGCGGCGCTGCTAATGCTGCTAAAGGTGTATTTGGTGGTGCCGAAGCTAAAGCTGCTGAAAAATTAGCTGGAAAAGAAGCTGCTGAAATAGGTGCTAAAGCACTTGGAAAAACTATACTTAAGAAAATTCCAGGTGTTAGTATTATTGCAGGACTTGGGTTTGGATTACAAAGAGCATTGTCTGGCGATTTCTTAGGTGCTGCAGGTGAAGTAGCAAGTGGGGTAGCTTCAACATTCCCTGGTGTTGGAACTGCTGCTAGTATTGCAATTGATGCTGGATTAGCAGCAAGAGATGCAGGATTAATTGGCGGAGGTAATGCTGTACCAGCTACTCCAGCTGAGCCAGGTGGTGCAGGAACACCACAAGCATTAGATACTAGTGATGCTGATAAAGCTAAGGCAGCAGCAGTTGCAGCCGCAGAAGCTGAAAAAACTAAACCTGTTACTACAGAAGCTGTAAAAACTGCAAATGCATCTGATCAGTTAATGGAAATTATGTCAAAATTAAACAATTCACTTGATGAATTAAACGATCATATGAGTCGTGTAGCAGTCAATACTAAGTTGACATATCAGGCACTGGGGTAAATAGAATATGAGCTGGCGCAAACATTTTAAAATTGTAACTGATGGTAGTATGAGTCCTGTCAATGGCGGAACTAGTAACTATTCATTTGGTTATCTTGACTCGCAGGCAAATGCTGCGTTTCGTAACTATCAGAGTATGTTACCTGATATCTATAGCGGACACCCCAACAGAGTAGACCGTTATACACAATATGAGAACATGGATCTTGATAGTGAAGTAAACAGTGCATTAGATATTCTAGCAGAGTTTTGTACACAGAATGCTGAAGACACACAAACAGCATTTGATTTTCATTTTAAAGAAGAAGCCACTGATAATGAAATGGCAATTCTTAAAGAACAGCTTACTAGTTGGTATTCATTAAATGAGTTTGATAGTAAAATATTTAAAATATTTCGTAATGTATTAAAATATGGCGATCAGGTTTTTGTCAGAGATCCAGAGACATACAAGTGGTTCTGGAGTGAGATGAACCGTGTTAGCAAAGTTGTTGTTAACGAATCAGCAGGCAAAGTACCTGAAATTTATTATATTAGAGATCTAAGTCCTAACTTACAAAACGATACTATTACAAGACCACCTGGGCCAAACGACACTTATGCATTTGCTCCTTACATGGGCGGCAGTCGTAGCTACACAGCAGGCGGTGAATTATTCAGTCCTAACACACGTTTTGGCGCAGGTAATAATGAATTTCCGGTTGAAGCAGAACATGTTATCCATTGTAGTTTAACAGAAGGTCTTGATGTTAATTGGCCATTTGGTACTAGTGTACTTGAAGGCATCTTTAAAGTATTCAAACAGAAAGAATTACTTGAAGATTCATTATTAATCTACCGTGTACAACGTGCTCCTGAACGACGTGTATTCCACATTGACGTTGGTAATATGCCTGCTCACTTACAGATGAGCTTCTTGGAGCGTGTTAAGAATGAAATTCATCAACGTCGTATCCCAACACAGAGTGGAGGCGGCCAGAACTTAATGGATGCAAGTTA